CGGCCATGTTGATGAACGTGATAGCTGTACCGATGGGGTAGGCCACAGAACTGTTGGCAGGGATTGTAAATGTCCTTGCGTTGTTGTCACCAACTGGGTGAAAGATGTGCTTGCCAGCATCAGCCAAAACCAATGTGTATGCGGCTGATTGGCTGTTCTGCGGGATGTTGCGGTAGCCCACATCAAACGCATCACCTGCCGCATTCATGAACTTCAGATCGCCCGAGTCCGAATACAGAGAGATGCCGTTGGTTAATGTTCCCGCAGGGGCAGTGCCGTTGAACAAGTCAAGATGAGCCGCACCTACTGTTGTACCACGAGCCGCTGTGCCACCAACAAGAAAATTGCCTACGGCATCAATTCTGGCTCGTTGCGAACTATTTGTAAAAAACACTATTGGATTTGCTGAATCAATAGAAATAATTCCAGCGTTAGCTACTCCAAATGCACCACCACTGTTATTGTCCAACGCCATATAAAAACTGGACGTTGTATTTTTAACAATAAATTGTGTTGAATTAGTTGAGCCACTTCCTTCAACCTTGGCACTAGCATTGCCACCGTAAACATGAAGATTATTAGCTGGCGAACTTGTACCAATACCTACATTGCCTTCGCGTGTAATACGCATTCTTTCACTTGGCGTACTTGCACTAGCCGCTGTATTAAAAAGCATTGCCCCACTATTGTCATCACCAGAACGATTGACAGCAATTGAGCCAATAATATATCCACCAGTTATATCTGTACGATTGCTAAAATTTAAAACACCAACTTCACCATCTGACCCTTGGTTTCCTTGAAGTCTTGCAGTTGCCGATTGAGCCGCACCTAATCGGGCAATATGTAAATCACTTTGAGGGCTTGTAGTTATAATACCTAAACGAGCATTTGTGTTGTCCCAAAATAAGTTGGCTGAATTACCAAACGCAGAAGTACCAGCGCCAAATGGGATATAGCCAGCGGTCAATGATGTAAGACCTGTACCACCATTACCAACAACCAATGTGCCAGCCAATGTGACTGCGCCTGTTGTGGCAGTAGCAGGTGTTAAGCCTGTTGTACCAGCAGTGAAAGATGTAACACCTGCGCTAGACGCTACTTTTACGTAGTCAGTGCCGTTGTAATACACAAAACACTTTTCACCTACAGCAACAGTTACACCTGTCTGACCGGCAGCTTTGAATGTCACTGCGCTGGTAGCGCCTGCGTGATCCACCATGTACAGCTTGCTGTAGCTAGGGCCTGTGATAACTTTGGTAACAGTTTGTGTGCCGGTGATACGAATCACCATGTACTGCGCAGTAGTGGAAGTTATCCCGTTGCCTGACGCGCTACCCAAAGTGTTAGCCAGAGTAATAGCGCCATCACCTGAAAAAGTTAGTGTGCCTGCAATGGCAATGTCTACGTAGTCGGTAATACCGTAGTTGACGGTGTCACCCCACGTACCCGAGAGTGTTCCCTGTGTGGGGGTAACTAAACCCAAAAGAGTTGTCGTTGCGGCCATTTAAATGCTCCTAAGTCGTTGCAATAGCAGTCCAACCTGCCGTTTGCGTGTTACTGATATTTTGCCAGTTTGCGTTCTGCGTGTCATCAATTATTTCCCAGAAAGGCCGTCCGTTTACTGTGTCTGTGCCCGTAGCCAATTCCGAAATAGACGCAACAAACGCTGCTGCTGCCCTTAAAGTATCCGCGCTTACCGCTGTTTCAGTTACCGATGAACCAAAACTTGCCACTGCTGTGACTGCATCTGACCCCGTTGCGCTCTCTGTAACTGTGGCGGGGAGAATAAGTGCCGCAGTAACTACATCTGAACCCGTGGCTGTCTCTTGCACATCGCCAAAGAACGTGTAGCTTGATCCCGTTTCATCCGCGCCCGTCGCCGTTTCATCCACTGTCGCCGCATACACAGGCACACTAGACACCGCATCTGATCCCGTAGCCGTCTCAGTTACCGTTGCGGGGTATGTTGGTGCGGCTGTTATAGCATCGCTACCCGTAGCTGTCTCGGCAACCTGCGCTGCAAACGTTGACCCTGCTAAAACTTCGTCTGAACCTGTAGCCGTCTCGGTTACGCTTGCGTTAAATCCCAACGCAGACGTTATAGCATCTGAAGCAACCGCTATCTCACCAATTCCGCCCCAAGAGTTGTAGCCCCACGCACTTTCGCCCCAACCCGTACCCGCCACTGACGCATCGTATATTTTGCCTGCTGTAATCTCATCTGTACCTGTAGAGGTTTCGGCAATTACCGCCCCTACAGAAATAGCAGAAGAAATAACATCTGACCCAGTACCTGCTTCTACAATCTCTACATCATATACGGGTGCTCCAGTTATAACATCCGTACCGGTTGCAGTCTCAACTACATCTGAGCCGTATATCTTGCCCGCTTCAATTGCATCTGAGGCTGTGCCCGTCTCACTGACAACAGGGTTTACCGCTAACGCGGAAACAACCGCGTCTGCTCCGGTGGAAGTTTCGGCTATGGTGCTGTCGTAGGCGACAAAACCGCCCCAACCGCTTGAACCCCATACGCCGTCACCCCACCCGGCCATATTAAGCCGCCAAGCTGAATGTGTAAGTCACAGACAATGTATCACCGCTAACCACTGAACGGTCACCGGGTGAGCCAAAGTCAGCAGCGGAGAACAACGTACCTGTTGAACCGCTCTTAGTGTTATTGCTTGTCAAAAACGCTCCGCCTACAGTTGCTGTTGCGTTAATATTAAACGCGGCTGGAGAAGCAGTGTTAGTCACCACAGAAGGGTTAGCGTTAGTTGACGCAGCAAAAGTGGCGGTTACGCGATTGGCATTGCTGTAAGGAACAATTTCTGTCCAACCAGCATGGGAAGCCATTGTGTCGCCAGCCGCAGGTGTATTAGAAGCTGCCGCACCATACAGACCCAAATACCAAGTAGTGACTTGGGTAGTCGATGTCAATGCACTGCCAGCCATGTACTGCAAACCGGCGTTAACCACCAAGTTCTTAGACTCAGCAGTCCACTTCAAGTTACCATCTTTGTCATGGCACTCAACGTGGTATTTGCCCGTAGCTTGTGCAGCTTCACCGGCTTTGGTGTTACAAGTCAGGCCACTAGAAACAACGTCGGTGGCTTTGGTTTTTTCAATAGTCATGATGACTCCTAGTTAGAAGAACGAATAAGAGCCGCCGTAGCGGTGTTTGCGGGCATAGTGATTGTAAATGTACCAACGGATGTCTTGTCAGAACCGAAGTCCAACACAGCTATGGACGGCTTACCGGCAACCGTGTCGTTGTAAATCAACGCACATCTTGCGGTGATTGCGCCTGTCCAAGAGATGTTTGGGAAGCCCACATAGGCTGTGTATCCAGACGTGTTGACTGTGATGGGTGTTAACTGTGCTCCACCAGCAGAGTAAGTGCCTGTATTAGCCACTTGTCCAACCAGATCAACTGAATAAGCCGTTGTGTCCTCGTTTAGATTAGCGTTAGCCGTATACAAAGCAATCTTGATGACATCAGTCGTTAGGTCATGTATGCCTTGGTACAACTGCGCCTTAAAACTGGTGGTCTGGGTTTGGATAATTGACATATCAAGTTACCTTCTGACGAAACTGACCAGAACGATAAGCGTCTTGACGCTCCATACCATCACCCAAACGTTTAGCCAATCCAAGCGCTTCTTGGTACTTGGTGTTATACAGCAGCATCATGTCTTGCTCACCCTTCATGTAGGTGTAAGCTTCAACCAACGAACCATACAACAGCACAGAGTCAAAGTTATCGCCCAGCCACGTACGCCCATCCGCCGCCACCGTAATGGACTCAGGATAGAAGTAATAGTGCAGTTCGGTGTAGTAGCCTGAGTCTGGTGTTGGGCCAAGGATAAACGTCAACTCGTCTGCATTGTCTGAACGAGGGCCAAACAAAGCATAGAAACGCGGCAAACCGGTATCATTAGCTGTGGGATACGCCTGACGGATAAAGTTAACATCCTTATTCAGCAAGTACTCGTACGTACCCGTGTTTAAGTCACCGCCTGTCACGCCCGTAATGATCGCCAAAGAGTAAACCGCCAGAAAATCTGTGGGGCACTGAAGGTAGTTGTTGTTTGCCGTTACTTGCCCATACACGTTCTTACGAATTGAAGGGAACTGAACAGTGTTGTAAATACGCTGCTCAGCCTGCGTAACGAACACGGGGATATTAGCCACGAAATCTGCTTCCGTGTTCTCCGTGTACGCTTGAATAGCAGCGCTGAGTGCGGCGTAATTCATGCCATTGGGCCTCGAGCCATCAAGCCTTTAGTTGCTGCACCTGTGCCGCGAACTTTGATACCAGAAGTTTTAACAGGCTGATTGCCCGCAGCTTTACTACGGTTGCCAACGCTAACGTTCAGCGTCTCCAGCTTGCTATGGTTTGGCCCGCTACCGGGGTTATCTGACATGCTGACAGGCTTACCCTTCATGTCGTGTGGTGCAGCATAAGTAGCGGCGTCGCCAACTTCTTTACCCATCATCTTTTTGCTAAATGTAGCCATGATTAACCTCGTTTCTGGTTAGCGACTTTGGCCAGACCACGGCCCATAGATAACATATCGGCATCGGTCTTACCGCCTTTACCACTCTTACCGCCTCTGGGGTTTGGTGCGGTTGGGCCATCACTAGGAAAGATTTGAACATCTGTTTTACCCTTTTTAGCGATGCCATCTGCTGCTTTTCTAAATCCCATTTTAATCTCCTAAGTAACTGTTACTGTAACTGTACCAACAAACGTCGTTGCCACCAAGTAGTTTGGCGTCAAAGCGGCGTCAAAATTACTCGATCCACCTACTGGAGCCCAGCCCCATTGAATATCCCGAGAACCACCTGTAACGTAACCAGCAGCATCAGGAGCATTACTAGTCGAGTTAACTGTTTGCAATCCGTTTGTACCTGCCGTAACGTAGGTTGAATCCCTACGTGGATTACGCACAGCCTGTGGATCATCAACTGGATACATGCCTAGCAGCAACTGCGGCTGATCTGGATCCCAGCACTCAGGACAAACAAG